AGTATCATGGAACCAATTGACGATCTGAAGGAATCTTATGAAAGAGGTATTGCCAATTATGAACAACGTGAAAATTCTGTCACTGACGAACGGACAGACACTGATCAGTCAGATTGAAGAGGTCACATCGGAACTGGGTGAACCAGACTGTAAACTAACAGAACCCTTTGTCATCAATTGTGATGGAACAGGCTCCATGGTTCCCTGGTTGATGGAACTGACAGATCAGAATGAGTTTATGATCAGTTCTGATAAGATCTTGACTATTGCTACTCCCAATAGTAAGTTGAAAACAAAGTATGAGGATCTATTGAAGTGAGGTTTTATACCAACGTTCAGATGATTGGTAATAATTTCCTTGTCCGAGGTTACGAGGACGGAAGGAAGTTCATGTTCCAAGAGAAGTATAGTCCTACTCTCTTTGTTAAATCTAAGAGGGAAACTAAGTGGAAAACACTTGAGGGACAACCTGTTG